CCCTCGATGGTGACGATGGCTTTGGTCTTGTCTGCCGGGTTGAGTGTTGTCTTGGCTTCGGGTAGGGCGAGGCCGAGGTCTAGCTCGAGCTGCGCTTCGGTGTCGGCACAGAACTCCATGCCCCATCGTGCGGTGCCGTAGTCGCGTGACTGACTGAGCCACTTTGATGCGGCCTTCTTGCACGTGAGGATGTCGCGGTGAACGTCTGTCCATTCGGCGGGGGTGAGGGTTGCGGGTAGGTTCAGCGCGTGGAGCGTGAACATCGTGGCGTCTATTAGTTGCATGGTTTTGTTATTTTCGTGGCTTCTTTGTATCGTTTTATGGCTGCTGCTTTTGCTGCTGTGAAAGGGTTTGTGGCCTTGGCCTTGAATGTTGCACGGCTGGCTTGGCTCTTGCGGAACTTTGTGCATTCGAATGAGCTATCTTTGCCGCTGAGGACATCGCGGACGCCGAGCGTGTAGTGCGAGAGGAGCGCACGTGTGACGCCTAACTCTCTCGCCACCTCGGCTTGGGATCGGGCGCCGTTGAGTTGATCGAGGCCGGAGGCGAATGCGATGGCGTGAGCCATGGCCGGTAGGTTGGAGGCCTTGAGTAACAATCCGATTACCCTGGCGAGCACGAGGGATTGGGATTTCCGCACCTCCCCATCCACGTGAGCCATGACGAGGCCGGCGGCTTTGAGTGAAATCCCCAGGGAGTCGGCGAGTTGTTCCTCCGGAGTGTCGAGCTCATCGGCCATGTCTGGCCAGTATGCACCGCCATTTTGTTCGTTGAGGCGAGCGGTGGCTTGGGGTGAGGCGGAAAACATAGGTGGTGAAAAGGTTAAGGCTTTGAGGTTGCTGGCTTTTTCTTGTTGGTCAAATTGTTTTTGCGTGGCTTAAATGCTTCCCGCGCAATCGCTTTATGATTTAGCTCTATCGGTAGGTTCTGGCATATCCCTTTAAAAGCGCCGGATTTAAAGAAATGCGCGGCTTCGGTTATGTTTCGAGATGCATTGTCTGCGTCCTGTTTTTGAACATATTCCTTCTCGTTTTGAATGTCCTCGAAGGCGTATTCAATCATTGCACATAGAAGGTCGCGCACCCCTTCAAGTATTTTGTATCTTAATACTTCCGGTGGCAGTTCTGGACGGATATCGGGTTCGTAGATCATTGGTGGGTTGTCCGGTGGTATTCGGCAATGAGGAGGGCGTCGGCGATGGCGTGGGTGACTTTGAGCTTTGGGAATAACTCTTGGGCTCGGCGCTTGGATACGTTCTTGTCGCCCTTGGTAAGGCACCCAAGGGCTTTTTGCCACGCCTGAGGGCGGACATGGCGGAATGGGATTGCGAGGGCTACAAGGGCCATTTCAAGGCCTCCGTATCCGTGCCCGAATGTGAATGCCGACTTGACGCCCATTTGTGGCGATGAGTGAACGAGCTCGAGGGCGGCGATGGGCTCGGCCATGCAAACGCTGTCTCGGAGTAGGTCAAGGATGTCGCGGTCTGTCTCGGGCATCTTGTGTGCCCATGGGTTGCCGGTCTGCGGGATAAATGCGATCCCGCCGTTAATGCCGGGGTCGATGCCGATAAATAGTTTCATAGGTTTTGTTTTTTGATTCTGGTTAGTGATGCGGATATTGATTTGCGGTGGGATTGGGTGAGGGCGATGGGCTCGGCGTGGAGCCAGTTGTCATAGGGTGAGTGGCTGGCCACGATCAGGACGGCCCCACCCTGCCCGGCTGCTTCGAGGTAGGGTTCTATGGCGGCGCGTTGCGCTTCGGTGAATCGGAATGGCCGGCCGAGTTCGAGCGGGTTGACTTCTGTTGCATCGATGCCGTAGGCGATCTGTAGCGCCTGCCATGGGTGAGGGATCGGGGAGGAGGTCATACTCCGCACATCCCTTCACATTCGTTGCCGAATGATTGTTCGTCGAGCCATAGGGCAAGTTGCCCACGCTCGATGTCGGTGCGAAAATCGACTTGATCCAATGGAACAAGGCTTGGGTGTAAAAATGGTTTTCCCTTCATATTTTCTGTTTTTGCTTTTACCGCTTGCAGGTCTTTTTCAAATTGTACCGACCTAGCAAATTCCGCAGGTTCCTCGTCGCGAAGTCGTCGCCATTCGTTGTCAGAGTGGAATGGGCAGTAAACGCAGGCAGACCGAGGCGGCTTGGGGTAGCCATGCGACTCCATCCACTTGAGGCAGTCGCGGCGACCCATGCGAAGCTCAACAAGCGGCCAACGGTGTTGAGACCATGCCACCCGACTCGGCTTGATACGCTGAATCTCATCCCACGAAATCCCGATCCATTGCGTTACGGTCACGTTTTTTTGGCCGCGCTTTACTTTCCCATGCAAGCGTGCTGCACGCTCAAGCTGCTCAACCTTGTAGGAGTATGTGCATTGCCTGCCCATGATTCCACGGGTTCCGTTCTGATTTTGAATAAATGCTGGGATCAGACTCTTGCTCCAGCATCCCGTGCCGTCCTTGCGTTGTTTTATCAAAAGCGACTCCTGAGTCATATCTCCGCGAGTTACGCGAATCACAGGGAATGGCAGCTGCGGTTCCAGCCAATCGAGCCACTTATAAACGCTTGCCGGTTCGGCCTGCGTGTCGGCAAAGATTGCGGCATCCGGCATTGGCGTGATTTCGCCATGCTTTGCCATGAGCGCGATGGTGCTGCTTTGCACTCCTGCGCCGAGGGATAGGAAGTTGAATGGCGTTTCCGGCGGTGTATTTAGTGGTGAATTTGTCATTTCGTGCGCCCTTCAAATCGGGAAATGTCACCGCGCATTTTCACTGGTGCGAAGACGTGGCGTTCTCCGTTTCGGTTCTTGATGACGCGGATGACCGGCGCGGCCTTGTCTGCGTGGTCGATGTGCAGGACGTAATCGGCGTGATGTCCCACGGCGCGGGACTCGCGGAGCTCGCCACCGTCATTCATTTGGGAGGCGGTAAAGACGACGATGTTGTGCTTGAGGGCGAGGATTTTGAGGCGGCGGACTACCTCGCTCACTTGTTGCTCGCGGGTCTCGGCCTTGGATGAGTTGCCGACGGTGCAGAGTTGGATGTAGTCCACCACGATCCATTTCATGCCGGCCTTGGCCCCTTGATGGCAGGCAACCTCGATGTCATCGATGGTCGTGATTTGATCGTGGACCGTGATCGGGAGTCGGGCAATGGTGCGGATGCCGGTTGCCATTCCCTGCATTTGTTCCGCTGTGGGGTGGTCGAAGGCGCTGACGACGCGGTGGCCGGACTTGCACGCGGCCATGCGGGAGATGACCGAACTGGCCGTCATTTCGAGCGAGAAGATGATGCCTGGCTTGTTCTCGGCTGCGCCGTTGAGGGCGGCTTGCAATAGGAAAATGCTTTTCCCTCCGGAGGTTTCGCTGGCGGCCACGGCCACGGTGCCGAGTTCAAACCCACCATTCAGAAGATAATCAAGCTCTTGGATGTTGCTCTTGATGCGCTCAGGCGGCACCGTGCTTTCGAGGGCGGTGATGAGGTTTTCGCATTGGCTCTTGATGGTAAGTGCCGAGTTGTCAATGTCATCGTCCTCGGTGAGCGTGGCGGCGAGGTCGGATAGGTCTGCCGTCATGAGGCTGATGTCGGCCTTGGTCTCGTGTAGCTTCTGCATCGCTTTGCGGTATCGGCGGGCCTTGATGAGATCCTTGCGAAAGTCCAGAGCGCTCTCCCTGTCCGCGCATGGGTAATGCTCTTTGATGATGAAAAGGGCGGAGGCACCGCCGATCTCCTCGAGCTTTCCGGTTTCCTCGAGCTTCGCCTGTATCGTGAAGAGGTTGACTTGTCGCCCGGCGGCGCGTGTTTCTTTGATCGCTTTGAGGATCGTGCGGTGGGCAGATTGGAGGAAAAGGTCTTGGTCCCACTTTGCCATGTCGAGCACGTCGTCGGCCTGAAGAATGATCGAGATTGCGGATTGCTCGGCTGAGAGGTTTTGCGGGACGGTCTGCGTCTGGGTCGTGGCAGGGTAAAAATCGGTTTTTCGGAGGTTCATGGTTTTGGTGGTTTCCGTCTGAGCTGCGCTGGCGTCAGCCAGAGCGCAGCTATCTATTCGATAGAATAGATATTCTATCTATCTATCTAGGCCACGTTGGGTTCGGTTGGGTTACCCGTGGGTTATCGTTGGGTTTCGGTTGGGTTATCGTTGGGTTATTTTTCATAGGGTCTAAAGTTTGAGCTTTTTGGGTTTCGGAGCTTCTTCTTTTGGGCGTCCACCCTTTGATCCGTTGTCCCAAGAATTGAGGATTCGCTTGTTGTGTTCCGCCCATTGGTGAAGGACAAATTCGCCGCCTTCGCGGTGAGCAAATCCGGCTTTGATAAGTGCCTGCTCAAATGCCATCGGGTCACCTTCCCAGTCGGCAATCGCGGCCACGATCTCGGCTGGCTTTTCGATTCGTTCTGTGCGCCTGAATTGGCATTGCGCCCAGAGTTTGATGAGAGAGAAGACGCCGGCGTGGCCTGCCATCTTGAGCAGGATCTTGGTTTTGTAGTGGTCTGGAAAATCGGGTGATAAGATCATTTCTTCTTTTTGTTGTTTAAATGGTTCCGCTGGACGTAATCGCGGACGAGTTCGAGATCCGCCTCCGCCTGTGCCTTGTCCTCGAGGGCGTATGTGTGCCGGTAGGGGGGCAATGGGACGCCACGCTCGAGGCGCGGCCCGACTGGGCAATCGTTCGCGCAAATGGCTAGGCGGAGGGTGATTGATGGCCTCACTTGGTTAAGTTTTGCCCTGCGATTTGCAGCGCAGAATCAATATTACTCTTAGTCCATAAATTATCAGGAGCGCACCGATGCATGGCATAAACCATCACCGCCACGGCCTTCATGACGGCGATGTTGGAAATGTTTTCTGCGATGAATGGGTTGAGCTTGTTGAGGCTCACCAGCAACCTTGCTTGCATTTCAACTTCCCCAAGCGTTCCCCCCTTCAAATCAACAAACTGAAGGCGCAATCCTCCATCGTTTATTTTTCCAAAATGACCGCCTGAGTAATGTCCCTCCCCGTCTGCGGAAAATGTGTTTTGCTTCGGCCTTCCTTGCTTCTGGATTTCTCCCCTTGTATCCGTGTTTACTCGTTGACCGCGTGTGATATTTCCACGAACGGAACAGGTCGATTCTACTGCATCAATTACCTCCCTAAGAGCAACATCAATAGTTTGAGCCTCGGCCTTCTTTAGCAACGGTCGGGTGTATGTGTGGAATATGTAGTCCAGCAACGCATCGGATCCGTCCACCGAGTCTTTATTTGTTGCCAGCACCCATCGCGCATCCCCGTCCTCTAACTCCACAACAAATGAGAAGTTTGAGCATGACTTGTCACCCATGCCGGCATTCATGATTCGGCCAGGCCCGATTAGTCGACCTTGGTAATAGAGGTTGTATCCAGCCCAGCTTTTGCGGTTTTCGTCGTTCGGGTTAAAAATCCCGCCCGTCAATCGAACCCGCTTGTCTTCATATTCAAAACTCTCATCGATGCTTTCAATGAAGATCGGCTGTTCTGTCGGTAGCAACTTAACCCCGTTGACCTCGATGTTAAGGTTTCGAGCAAGAGCTAGCGCATAGCACCGACGGATCTCCTGCGTGAGAATAGGCGATCTGTAAAGACGGCCAAAATCCCACCAAACTATAACCGTGCTATCAATGAAACATTTTTCCGGGACGATTTCTGCGGTTCCGAATTCGATTGCAGCATCCCAATCACAAGATGCACTTTTCCCCTTGCTGCTGATCGTTGTTTTGCGCGAATACTTTACTGAGGCGTCTTTAAGACCGACTCCGTAGCGCCCGATCTGCCCGACCTTTCGGCTTTCTCCTATGTCGAAAGCTTGGAAGATGTCTTCAAATCCATTCCCATCGTCTTCGATAAACAAGGCGTTGTCGGCTTCATGTATGCGGACATTCTTTGCTCCGGCATCAATCGAGTTGTCGATTAGTTCCAATAATGCCGATTGCAGTTTAAAGTTTTGATTTCTTAGGCGCACAAGCGTGCTGCCCACATTTATTTTTAATTCGCGTGCGTTGTTCATAGTGCGGCCTCCTTGAGCTTTGCTGTGAGCCACAAGCGCACGTCGGTGTGATCTGTGACGGCGATGTCCTTGATGAAGCTCTTCCATCTTTTGGAAAGTGTTTCCTCCAATGAAAGTTTTGGTTTCGGTTTAGCGACAGGCTTGGTTGCCTTTGCTATCACTTCCTCCCTTGGTAGCTCTGGTTCTGCTGCTTGAATGACCTCTACTGCTGTGGCCAGTTTCCCGGCTCTCTTAACGGTAGCAGGCGAAACGCCTGTTTCGGATGCGACTGCGGCTGCTGTGGAATTAGCAGAGGGATCAATTTGATCCTTTTGCGTGTGCTGATTTGCACCTGTCCCGCCAAGCGCCTTCTTCCGCTGATTATAAAGCTGACCGACAAGAAGGGTGAAATCTTTCGGCGAGAGGTTGCGGCGGCCTAGTTGGTTCTTGATGATCCACTCTTTTACATCGTCTCGGTTTCCAAACCGCAGCTCTTGGGTCTTAAACTCATATTCTTCATTGAACCCATCAAACTCCTTCCACAACGAAAGGCGGTTGTGTCCATCAACAAGTATCGTTTTCCCCTCGGTGTTCCAAACAACGAGCGGCATCAAAAGCCCGCAACTTGACAGGCTTTCTTTCAGTTCTTTTCTCTCATCCTTTGAGAGTGGCCTTATGAGTTTTTGAAACTCCTCATCGATAACTATTTTGATTGGTATCATATTATATTTTTTCTAAAAAATCCGCGTTTTTTGGGATTGCGCGGCCCCCCTTGATCCCCTGCTTATTCAGCGAGGAAATACTCAGAACGGGATTTCGTCGCCGTCGTCGTCTTTTTGGGTTGTTGCCTTGGTCGGTTTCTTCGTGGCTTGCTTGGCTTCAACCCATCGCTCGATGATGTTGAATCGAGTATTTGGGTTTGTGCTTCCGGGCTCTTCGCCTAAGACCACCCATGCCGACATGCCGACGAAATCCTCGGCTTCGATGGTGAGGTCTTCGCCTGGCACTACGGCCTGACCTAGTGCTTGGCGCACTTGGTCAATCTTCCATGCCGCTTTGGCGGTAAATGTCAGGTGCTCCGAGATTTCCGGCCCGTTTGTGCCGTCTGGGAGCTTGACGCGGCAGGTGAGCTTGATCATGGGGTTGCCGGCCTGACTGATCTTTTCGACGCCGTTGGTGATTTCGACTTGGTATTTGCCCGGTTCGACGAAATAGGTCTCGCGCGGTTCTGATTGTGTGTATGTAGGCATATTATTTCTTTGTTTTGATTTGGCGCAGGGTGGTTATGGGTGCCCCTGACCGCACCGCGGATTCGTCCACTTCGGCGCCGGACTCGACGCAAAACTGGCGAAATTTATCGGCGCTCATCTTTCCGCCTAGTGCGAGGATGAGCGTTTCCTTGGAAACATTGGTTGCGGCCTTGGCTATGGTGTCGGCCTCTACGAATTGACGACCAACGCCGGTGGTGACTTTCCACCCTGGTATGTCCTCGCCCGCTCCGAGGCGTTCCTTGAGAGCGTCGAGGATCGGTTCGGCGATCTGCTTTTCTGCGAGCTTCCAGTTTGCGGCGAAGGCTGAGAGGCTGACCGGATTGGATAGGATCTGGTCTCGGATCTCCGTTAGGGATGTCTCGGACTGAACGAGCGCCAATGCCTCGGAGGATTGACGAACGAGAGCACGGCACCCGTCTGCATTTGCACACCACCCGCAGTATTCGTTTGGCGTCGGCTCGGCTGTGCGGCTTGAGGCTTCGCTGATAAGGTTGCTGACCGTGGCCTCGGCCTGTTCGCGGGTGAAGTCGTAGGTGCGGCGAAGGCGTTGGTCGATATAGACGACATGAGCTGTCCATGAGTCTGTGAAGTGCTCTTGCATACAGGCGAGCGCATAGGCGGCGAGTTGCTGGCGGTAGTTGCGGACTTGGCCTGTCTTGATGTCTGCCACCCACTTGGCCCGCACACATACCGCATCGGCTGTGCCTGGCTTTGAAAGCCCCGGCACTTCCATTCCTAAGTATTCTTCGCGGGTCTCAATATGGTATCCGCCGGACAGCACTCGGAGTTCATTCGCGCCCCATTCGACGGCCCGTTTGTCTTCGGCGCTCAAGGTGTCGAAGGTCGTCGGGTCATCGATGAAAAGCTCGCGCAAGGCACGGTCTAGGAGCGTGCCACGTTCTGCCGCTGCGCTGGCACCCGGCGCGCCCGTGAAGAGCGCGCACTCTGCCAACTTTGGCAGGGATGATGGGGAGATTTCTTTGATCATTTTCCACCCTCCTCTTCCCCTATAATCATTGTTCCACCTTCATTTATCCTGCTAAGAATAAGTTTGTTGTATGGATAGCAACCGCTTTGAAGAGCCCCCCCTTTAAGAATCCAATCCGTTAATGTGATTCCAGAATCCTCAGTCCATACTTGGCCTTGTTTGCTTTTTAACTCCGTGCCCTCTGTGTCCTCTGTGGTTAAACTGCTCACGCTGGCACCTCCATTTGCTTCCTTGCCTTGGCGATTAGCGCATCTGGACGTGCCACGATCTGCTCGCGGAGCTTTGGAGAGGCGTCACGCCACGTCTGCCCCTCGGTGATTGATCCGTTCCCCAGGAGAAAGAGATTCACCAGTTCCTCGTTTTCTTCTAGGATCGCAACCGACTCGCGCCCGATGATCTCCACCGCAGGCGCGGGCTTGGGTTTCGATGCCGGCTGGAATAGGTGAGACACCGCGCACCATTCCATAGGGAGTTCTTCAGCGAGTCCGGAGCGTGTCTTCGCGTCGTATGCTGCCGAGTGCGTTGTGTAGATGACCCGTTCCTTTCCGCCGATGCCTTTGGCCTTCCCGCCATCGTTGGTGACGGCTTTTGTTTTGAATCGGAAAAACCAAAGCTCGTCGGCCCATTCCTTGACGAGCGGAGAGGATTGTTTCGAGAGCTTGAGCTCGTAGCGGTCGTATGCGGCGAGGATGTCCGGTGGCTCGGTGCGCTGCACCTTGCTGTGGGCCAATACCACGACATGCTTACCGGCATCTATGAGAGCATCCAAGGCGGTCAAGAACCGGCTCATTTTCTCCGCTGCCATCACCCATCCTTTGCCGAACCCGAAATCCTCTACCGAGGTTTTCTTGTTGGTGGCGAGTAGGTCTTCAACGGCCAACCGTTCCGCCCAATCCGCGGAATCGATGACGACCGTTTGGTAGTCCGTGCGCCCGGCTTCGCTGATACATTCGCCGAGTTCTTTCCACGTCGATATGGCTACGCGATCAATGTCGAGGTGGTTCGATCCGCCCTCAATGTCCAAGAATAGA